GCAGCTATCCAATCGGAATGGACATGGTAGATAGAAAAGCACTTGCCATCCGGTCGTGGTTTAACGTGGACTTTTTCTTAATGCTTAATTCGGCCACGCGCGAAATGACGGCAGAAGAAGCTCGTCTGAGGGAAGGCGAGAAAACAGCGCTTTTATCTTCTACCATTTCAAGGCTACAAGTCACTTTTGACAGTATAAGCGACATGGTTTACGCCATTCTTGAGAGACAGGGACGTATACCACAACCACCTGATGTTATATTCGAGATGGGCATAACTAAGATTAACGTGAATTACATCGGCAGGCTTGCTCAGATGCAAAAAGCATTCTTTGAATCACAAGGCCCACTTACAGCCCTTAACAATGTTTTCCCAGTTGCCCAGATAGACGAAGCTGTATGGGATAACTTTGATTTGGACTTCCTTGCCAGGACACTTGCCAAAGGCGGCGGTATGTCTCAGAGCGGCATAAGGCCAGTGAGATAGTGGCGCAGATCAGGCAGGAGCGAAAGGGTCAGGAGGAGCAGGAAAAAGCACTTGACCATATGGAATCAAGCGCGAGAACCGCTAAAGATATGGCGGCGGCGGAGAACGTTCAAGGCACGGGTGCTGACTTCCCAATACCCAATGAGGAGGTTGTCTGATATGCAATGCCTTTTATGCCCTGACGAAGCGGCAGAAAACAAGAAGTTCTGCCAGATATGTCTTGACACTAACATGCACTTTAGAAACGTTTTTCTTACCGATGAACAGGGGCGGGCGGTTCTGAAACGCTTGCTTTACGACTTGAAGGTATATGCCATGGACTCGGAGAGCACGCCTGAGAATATGGCTTTGAAGAATTACGGTGGAGAGTTGATATTAAGGCTCTCTGGAGGAAGAGACGAGGCAATAGACAGCATTGTCGTTGCGCTCGTTGAAAATGAACGATCAATGACCAAGGAGGAACAATAAAATGTTTGGCGACCTGAATAGCATTACGATGGGAGCAATGATGTATGAAGGAGACGGCGGTGCCGGAGGTGGCTCTGGAGACGGAGGCGGCGATGGCGGCGGAGACGGCAATAAAGGAGATTCAGCACCTGCCTACATGGCTCAGCTATCAGACGACCTAAAGACCAGTGAAGCTCTCAGCAAGCACAAGGATATATCAAGTCTTGCGCGGGGTTACTTGGACTTTGTGGGAAAGTCGGAGAGCGCGGTGTATGTTCCAGGTGAGGGCGCAACAGCAGACGACATCAAGGCGTATCAGCGGAAGATTGGTGTACCTGAAAAGTCAGACGGCTATGTATTCGCCATACCAAGCGGGATGCCTGCGGATTCTGGATTCGACGGTGATTTTGTCAAGGGATTCGCAAGTCTTGCCCATGATGCTGGAATTCCCAAGGCATCGGCGGAGTTGTTCTTTAACTCCTACATTGAGCAGGTAAAGGAAGGCATTGTAGCCAACGTGGCGGAGGACAAGAAAGCTCTTGACGCAAAGATAGTTCTTCAAAAAGAGTCTGTGACTAAACTGGAAGCCGATTGGAAGGGTGATGCAAAAGCCAATGTCGAGCGTGCGCATAGGGCCTTTGAAGCACTCGGAGGCGAAGACGAAGCAAAGGAAATCATGGAGCGGTTCACAGACCCCGACACAAAAGCCAAGCTTGGAGACAACCCCACGATACTCAGGCTGTTTTTCAAGCTGGCTGAGATGATCGAGGACGACAGGATCATCCCCGGTCAGTTCGGCGTTAATGGGCCGAAGAGACCCACAGGGCCGCGCCATGTTTAAAGACATGAAGGATATGTAGAAAGGAGTAGTGGATGGCTAGCGTAAACACAACCAATGTCCCAACATTGGCTAATTTAGCTAAACAGATAGACCCTAACGGGAATATGATGATAGTCGTTGACGTGCTTTCAGAGCAGAACGCTATCCTTGACATTCTCCCATTCCAACAGGCAAACGGGAGAACGTATCATAAGGTCGTAAGGTCGGCATCTGAGCCAAGTGGTACGTTCCGAGGGTACAACGAGGGCGTTGCCAAGGAAAGTGGCAAAGACCAGGAAGCGTTAGAACCTCTGGCAATGCTTGACAGCATTTCCGAGGCAGACGTGGCCCTTGTCAAGACCGCACCTGACCCCATGGTATTCCGCATGAACCATGCCCGTAAGTTCATACGTGGCATGAGCAAGACCCTTGCGGCTACCTACATCTATGGCGATGCGGATAAGACCCCTGCAAAGTTCACGGGCCTTTCTCCGAGGATGGATGCCATAGACAGTGAGTTCGTATTTGGCGCAGGCGGCACGGGTTCAGACGTAACGAGCATCTATGTCGTGATACCAGGGATTGACAAGGTTTACGGTGTCTTCCCCATGGGCGCTGGATTCGTGGGCGTTGAGCACGAGGACAGGGGCATAGACCTGGTGCTTGATTCAGGCGGCAGTAAGAAGTTCCGTGCCTATGTGGATTATTTCAGCGCACAGCAGGGCCTTGTGGTTGAAGACCCGCGTTGCATCGGCAGGATAGCCAACATCGAAACATCGGGCTCAAGCAACATATTTGACGAGGACTTGCTTATCGAACTCCTCAACAATATGCCTGGTGAAGGTGAAGGAGCCGTTATCCTGCTCAACAAGACCATCAAGACGCAGGCTGAAATACGCCTCAAGGACAAAAACAACGTTAACTGGAGTGTGGAAGAAGGTCTCGGAGGCCGTAAGTTCATGATGTTCCGGGGCCAGCCTGTCCGCATAGTTGAGCAGATCGTAAACACTGAAGACGCCATAAGTTAAAGGAGGGAAGCGAATGTTACTCGACAAAAGACTCACGTTCGGGACGGCTGATGCTGTAAGCACGTCCTCTTCAAGCGCAAAGTTCATCGTGGGTTCGCCCCTTAACTTGGGCGCGGCCATGAAGGACTTCAGGGGTTCCACCATTTACGATGATCTGGGCAGGGCCGGGATGAATTTCCTAAACATCAAGGTCGTAAGCTCAATCCTCAAAGGTGGCGGGGCCGGGCAGACGGTTGCTTTCAAGCTCCTGACCCACAGCACATCGAGCGCGAACGCAAGCACCGTCAACAGTTCCGGTACTCTCATCTGGCAGAGCAGGACGTTCTCAATATCCAATTCGAGTTCGTCCGCTCTTGCTCTTGGAGCCAAGGTTGCCCTTAACGTGGGCATCGAGGCGGAGCGTATCGCCCAGCAGTACCTTTTCCTCATCGGCATCGCCGCAGGCACGGGTACTCTTGCAAGCGGCAAGCTCACCGCCTGGATAGGCCCGCAGGCCGAGGCAGGGAGACAGTAAGAAAACTTTAACCCGTGGGGCTGGTACTAGTCCGGCCCCACGGACACACAGGAAGGAACAAGATGGGCGAAAACGGAAACGGTACGATAGGTGATGTAACCAAGATGCACGACTTCCCGACTATGGTGGAGTTCGACCTGGTTGAGAAAATGACCCCGCTCATGAAAATGGGCTGGATTATCAACCCAAAGACGGGGAAGCTCTACAACCCCGCCGCCAGGACAATTCATGCCGATGTGCCGTGGATATACGTCAGGAGCAAGCCTGAAACCAAATGCGGCTTCAACAACAAGCTTCTTTTCAGCACTTTCGGCGTGTTCCCGCTCGATTGCCTGAATTGTTGGAAGGTAGTTGTTAAGCCCCGCACAGTTAAAGAACTGCTTGAGCTTTACGAGGTCGAGGACACACTGACCGAGAGGGCCTGCAAGTGCGGTATCGAACTCAGGGAATACACGCACGATAAGGGCTATGGCGGGTACTTCTACAATCGCTCCAAAGAAGAGGGCTTGGAGTGTTACGCCGATGTGCGTGCGCTCGTAGACGAGAATATCAGCCCCGATGTGCCAGTGACCCTCAAGCGGTACTGCACCGAATTTGAGATCAAGTTCGGCCCGTCCGATAAGATAGACGAAACCCTTGACCGGGGATTCTACATTGACGAGGAAAGCGGCAAAGAAGTGAAAGTGCCGTCCCGTGCCGATTCGGAGATGTGGACAGGCATCGCCAACCAGTGGATAGACATGACCTCTGACGAGGAGCACGAGGGCGAGGAACAGCCCATGTGGCTGAAACAACACATAGTCAGGACATGGCTTGAGAAGGCATACGACAGGGGCGATAGCACGGCCTTGCTCTTTAACGAGGGCAATCATTTCTACAGAAAACCACAGACTTACCACGAGGAGGCAATCCATGAAGTTCAGGGCTAAGAAGCCAAATCATTACAAGGATGTCCAGTGGACTCAAGGTACAGTAGCAGAGTTCACGAAGGAAGACGTAGAACAAGCGATTAAAAAGGGTTTGCATATAACCACAGATAAGCATGACAAGATCACGAAAAAGCCCGTAAGCGCACTTCTCAACCACTGGAGTCCTATGGACAAGGAAGCGAAAGAGGCAACTTCTGGGTTTTTAAGGAGGATAAAACGATGAAATTCAGAGCCAAACGAACCAATATGTACCAGAAAAGGCACTATGCCAAAGACGAAGTAAAGGATTGCACAGCATCGGAGGTTGAGGCAGGCATAGCATTGGGCAGACACAAGAAAACGAACAAGCCCATGAGTCCGTTGCTCAACCACTGGGAGGCCACTGACCGCGAGGCGGAGAAAGCCGTTGAGGACTTCATTAAGGCGGGCAGGGCCGGCAGGAGCAAGGCCCCGGAAGAAGCGGCAGATGAGAAGGCATTTGACCTCATAGCCAAGATCAACGCCGCCACGACACCGGAAGCACTAAGCGACATGGTTCAACCCGGAGAGACCCGCAGGAGCGTGCTGAACGCCTTTAACACCAGGTCAGAAGTGCTTGTCAAGCATGACAGCGACCCAAAGGTATCCTCAGACACCACGGCAGCCGGGGCCGTGATACACATAGAGCAATTGCAGACCGTGGAGGCGGTTGAAGAGTTCGCTAAGGGCGACGAGCGCGTACTCGTTGTGAAAGCCGTTAAGTTCATGACGAAAAAACTCGGAGGGTAGCAAATGCTGGTTCTGACAGAGGTTGACGAGTGTAATGCCGCGCTACTGGAACTCGCGCACCAGGTAGAGATTTCGTCTCTGTCCGACACTGACGACATCTCCAAAGCCTGCAACTCCCATTATTTCAGGGTGCGGGAAGAGCTTATGGGGGCATATCCCTGGAACTTCGCGGAGAGGCGAAGGGATATAGCCCTGAATGCAGACAACAGGTATTCGGTTCTGTCCGTAAACGGGGGATGGATCGAATCCGGCTCAGGCACGGGTGAGTATTACCTGCCGAGGACGGCTGATAAGGCCATACTTGCCAAGCCCGACACCGTATACGAGGCCGGGACGGAAATTGACGAGGGAACGCTTGGAAGCCTTAGCGCCAGTGAGTGGGGTTGGGGCGATAACGATTCTCTGGGGTACAGAACCCTTTATGTCAGGCTGTCAGACGATGTAGACCCCGATTCGAGATTTGATGCCGATGACGACACCTTGCTTGTCACGGAATATGACGAACCCGCGTCAAGGTGGACATTTGCACTTCCGTTCCCTGGCGATATGCTGGTTCCGTTGGGGCTTGAGGCGATGACCACGGCATCGGAGCAACCATGGGATAACGAGAGACACCACATGCTTACCGACTCCGCTTCTGTAGAGCTTGTCTACACATCGCTCGTAACCGACCCCTCTGATTGGGATAAGTATTTCAGACGCGCCTTTGAGCTTATGATGGCTTACCGTCTCGCTCTTCCCGTCACGAAGTCCCGTAATATGAGGGATGACATGCTTGTGCTTCACGAAGAAGCCATTGCGGACGCGGTTATCAACAACGCCATTAACGAGAATTTCATAATCCGCAAGACATTGAGCCAGGACGGCCCC